TTATGGTTGGGGTACAGGAACCTGGAGTAGAGGAACATGGGGTTCTGCTACAACAAGTTCCACAGTTATACTTGATCCTGGAACATGGTCATTAGATAATTTTGGACAACAACTAATAGCAACAGTAAAAGATGGTAAAACATTTACTTGGAATCCTGGTGTCTCGAATCCTTTAACGGTTAGGGCTACAGTTATGACAGGAGCTCCAACAGCATCAAGATTAACAATAACTTCAGACAGAGATAGGCACGTTGTTCATTTTGGAACTGAAACAACTATTGGAGATTCGACCACACAAGACCCAATGTTTATTAGATTCAGTGATCAAGAAAACTATAACGTTTATCAGCCAACATCAGTAAACACAGCAGGAACATTTAGACTTGATACAGGTAATAAAATTGTAGCCGCCGTATCTGGTAAAGACTATAATTTAATTTTGACTGATCAAGCAGCGTACACAATGCAGTTTGTAGGTCCACCATTTACTTTTTCTATAAGACAAGTTGGTTCTAACTGTGGATGTATTGGTCAACACGCTACTGTATATGCAGATGGTAAAGTGTTTTGGATGGGAGCAGGTGGAGGTTTTTTTGTATTCGATGGTACTGTTAAATTACTTCCATCACTTGTAGAAGATTTTGTATTCACGACTACCGGAACAAATGTAGGAATAAATTATTCTTCTAACGAAATTATATATGGTTCACATAATTCTTTATTTAATGAGATTGTATGGTTCTATCCTTCTGGTACACCATTAGGAAATCCTGCTGTACAAAACAACAGAACTGTAGTTTACAATTATGTAGAAAATACTTGGTCAACGATGACACTTGCTAGAAGTTCATATGCAGATGCAAGCACTTATGATGTACCTTATGCAACAGAGTATGATTCAACAGGCACACCGACAATTGCAAATATAAGTGGTGCTACAAATACTTTTGGTGCAACAACTTATTACGCTCATGAGGTAGGTAATAATGAAATTTCTTTAAATGGTACAGAGACAGCAATACCTGCATACATTCAATCAGGTGATTTTGATTTACCTACAGAGGGAGATGGACAATTTATGTTAAGACTAAGTAGATTTTTACCCGATTTTAAAAATCTTCAAGGTAATGCAGTAGTTACAATTTTCTTAAAAAATTTTCCAATTGACTCTGGAGCATCTTCTCAACTTGGTCCTTTTACAATCAATGCTAGCACACAAAAAATAGATACCAGAGCTAGAGGAAGACTTGCAAATATTAAAATACAAAATACTGCGGTAGATGAGACTTGGAGATTTGGAACATTTAGAGCAGACGTAAACCCAGATGGAAGAAGATAATGGCTAAGATAAACGTATATGTACCAGAACCGCCCCAAGAATATAGTGTAGAAGGATTTAGACAAATAAACCAAGGGCTTGCAACGATTGAAAATCAATTAAATACTTCATATCAACAGGACTTGAAAAACGAACAAGATTCGTTTAATTACTTTATGCAATGACAATAAGATATAAAAGCGAAACATTTGATTTAACAACTACTAACGTTACACCTGTATTAACGTGTCCTAGTGATGCAACTATTATTGTCAAAAGCATACAAGCTGTACATGATACTTCAAGTAATGTGGATACTCATGCTTTAGTAACAAAATCAGGTGGATCTGCTGTAAAAATATCTTACGAAGAATTAAATAAGGCAACTGCAAATATGGTTAAAGGATCTTTAAATCTAGAAGCAAGTGATGTTTTATCTATGCAAGCAGGAGCAGCTAACGAGATCACAGGTATTGTAAGTTATGCTTTGATTGATCGTTCACAGGAAAATGGCTAAACAAAAATTTACACATTTTGTACCAAGGGATAAACCAAAGAAAAGACCTAGAAGGCATACAAAAAACCCAAATAAAAAAAAGAAGTTGCAACACAACAAAAAATATAATAGACAAGGACGGAGACAAAAATGAGTGATATAATTAAATTACCAGCAGAAGCAAAAGAAATAGTCAAACATAAAAGAACAGGTAAAATTTATGCTGATAAAGCTGAGTTTGATGCTGATGTTGCTGACCCTAATACTGATACTACTGCTGATGACTTTAGGCAAGACCTCGAAATTAAAGTTACTAGAGTTACTATGGGAGCAGAAACCAAAAAATAATGCAACCCCGAGGCGCAACCGAAATTCAAATGGAGATGCTGAGTAAGCATGTTTCAAAAGATTTATTAGACCAATTTCAAATCTGCACATCCATACCAGGTAAAGTTCCAATAGACCCAAGTAAGATAAACATATTATGGCAAAAAAATTCTTGGGATCAAAATAATCTACAATCTTTTTTCAGAGATAAATCAAGACATAACGATTATGATTGGTATGTGTTTAATAGTCATTGGAATTATGAAAAGTTTAGATATTTTTTTGATATACCTACTGAAAAATGTATTGTAATAAAAAATGGGATAGATAATTTTCCACAAAGAAAAATATACAAAAAGGGTGATCCAATTAAACTTATACATCACTGTACACCTTGGAGAGGATTAAATGTTGTACTTCGTGCAATGCAAGAAATAAAAAACCCTAATATTATATTAGATGTTTATAGCTCTTCGCAAGTCTATGGGGATGAGTTTAAAAAACGTAACGAAGACCACTTTAAAGATTTATATGAACAAGCAGAAAAATTACCTAATGTAAATTACATTGGATACAAACCAAATGAATATATTTTAGAAAAAATGCCAAGCTATGATATGTTTGTATATCCATCTATATTTGAAGAAACTTCATGTGCTTCAGCTTTAGAAGCATTAGCTTCTGGAGTTCATGTAATAACAAATAACTTTGGAGCGTTATATGAAACATGTGCTGAGTGGCCTGTATATGTTAACTATTCTACTGATTATGAGAGCATGGCAGTAGCTACCGGTAATGCTATAGAAGTTGCAGCAAGTTATTTACATGAGGATTTTATACAAGAACATTTGGAAGAACAACAAAAGTTTTACAAAAGATTTTATAGTTGGAAGAAAAAAGGAATGGAATGGACAAGCTTTTTGAAAGGAGCCATAAGTGAAAGAAACAATAAATAGTGATACCTATCAAACACTCAAAGAATTAAAAGTAGACTCAAAACCATTTGATAAAGCAATTGAGCCTTTATGGAAAAATAACAATTCAAAAGAAGAGATAAAACCTTACTCTATTTTTGTTGCTACACCTGTGCATAGTGAGTGTTCTATTCATTATACGCAAGCATTATTAGAATTACAAAAACTAGCTTTCCAAAAGAAAATAAAAATAAAATTTCAATTAATGAAATCTTCACTTGTTACGCAAGGTAGAAATCTTTGTGTAGCTGGATTTTTAGAATCTGATTTTACCCATATGTTATTTATAGATTCAGATATCTATGTTCAAGCAGAATCTATTTTAAAAATGATTGAGAGAGATAAAGATATTATATCTATACCATACCCCTTAAAAACAATTATGTGGGATAAGGCAATGGATAGAATTAAAGACAATAAAATAAAAAATACAAACGATTTGAAGAAAGCTTTTAATACCTACCCTATGCGAGTATCAGATGATAAAGATATTAGATTAGATAAGGGTGTGATGGAAGTAACCCATAGTCCTACAGGATGTATGTTAATTAAAAGAGATGTAATAAACAAATTGATTAAAGAATATCCAGACAAGGCTATAGTTCAAAAAACTGTAATAAATGGTGAGTATGTAGATAAGCCTCATATGTGGAATTTCTTTGATTGTATACATGACCCAGATACTAAAACTTATCTTGGAGAAGACTTCTCTTTCTGTAAACTATGGAAGGATATAGGTGGTAAATGTCATGCCTATATAGGAGATACTATTGTCCATGTAGGAGAGCATCAGTATGAGGGACGATTTGCTGATGAGTTGAAACCGACCAAGTAAAATGGTAATATTGTCTTAATTAATTAATTAGACTATGGACCCATTTACAATAGCACTAGCCACATTTGGCGTACAAAAACTTCGAGGTAAATCAACAAAAAGAGCATTAAGAGATGCTGCTTTATTAGCAGGAGGATCTTTTGCTTTTGGTAAATTAGCTGCAGCAGGTAATATTCCAGGTGTTACAGCAGGAAAAGGTTTTTTTGGTAATATTGGAACTGGTCAAGCTTTTAGTGGTATAAAAGGTTTACTTGGACAAAAAGCTGTTGAAAGTGAAGCAGCTAAAAATGCTTTAATAAAAGAAGGAATTAAAAACCCGACTGCTGCTCAAATAGCTGCGAAGACACAACCAGCTAAAGGATTTTTAGGAATGGACACTGGATCTAAATTAGTTACTGCTTCAACTTTACTTCCATTGTTAGCTGGTGGTGATGAAGAGGATGGTGGTATTAAAGGTTATGATCCAGAAGATTATAAAAAAGCATATGAAGAACAATCTGGTAAATTAGAAGGCGCATTTGTACCTGCACAAAACACAAGACCTTCGATGGATGAAACAATTAGATCAGATATGTTTTATGCAAATCAAGGGGGACTAGCAACTGCTATTCCAAAATTTAATAAAGGTGGTGTTAATTATCTACCATCTAAAACAGACCATAATGAAAACGATTATAATAATTATGTAAGAGCACAAGGTTATGTTGAAGACGGTTCAGGTAATGGTGATAAAGATGAAGATACAATGTTGGCGCAATTAGCTGATGGTGAATTTGTATCTCGTGCCGATGCAGTGTTAGGTGCAGGTATATTATCTGGTGGAGATCCAAAAAGTTATAAAAGCATGAGAAAAGCTGGTGCTGATTTTTTTTATGATCAACAAAAAAAATTTAAAAGAATTTACGATTTAGTTAATGAAAACAAATCTGATACAATTCAGTAAAGAGGAGATTGATAAAGTATGGCCTTTAGCAAAAGAATTAATACACAAAGCTTGTATCAGAGCAGGAGGATTTACAAGTGAAGAACACATTAGAGAACATTGTACAAAAGGTACAATGCAGCTTTGGATGGCTGTTACAGATACTAACGAAATTTTATGTGTGGGTGTTACTGAAATTAGAAACTACCCTAATTACAAAGTTTGTGATGCTAAAATCGTTACTGGTAAAAGGTACAAAGAATGGTTCGATCAAATTGATAAAGTGGCTGAATGGGCTAAAGAACAAGGTTGTAAAAAAATGGAAATCTTTTCAAGGCCAGGTTATGTCCCTTTATTTAAACAAAAAGGTTATGTGGCAACACATGTTCAAGTAGAAAAAGAATTATGATAAATATTAAAAAATTAAATATACAAGAAAAAATTAAATTATTTAAAGAACTTTATAAAGATATATCTGGCAAGGGAATCGGTGGTGATACTGAACTTGCACATATAAATAAATTTGAATCTACACTTTTGAAAAGTGTTGGTGGTCAAGGAAGCTTAAACCCTACTACAGGATTAAAACAATATTTCGGTGGTGGTGGTGGAGGCGGTGGTGGCTCTGGTGTTCAAACAAATATACAGAGAGAAGCTCCAGAAGTAGAATCTAGGAAATTAGCACTTTACGATCAAGCAGCTAATTTAGCTACAACACCTGTAAATATACCTGGTATACAAGTTGCAGGTATTTCACCATTAGAACAAGCTGGTATAACTCAAGCAGGACAAACAGGAGTAGGTGCAGGAACTGTAAGTTCTGGTATTGGATCAATACAAACAGGAATGGCAGATCCTAACATAGGACGATTTTTAAATCCTTATCAACAATACGTTACAAATGAAATTGGAAGACAAGGACAAATGATGGCACAACAAGTGGGTGCTAATGCTATTCAAGCAGGAGCGTTTGGAGGTGGTAGAGAAGGAGTTCAACAAGCAGAACTTCAAGGGAGAACACTTTCAGCTATGGGTCAAGCACAGGCACAAGGTTTTCAAACTGCACTACAAGCAGCACAAACTCAAAGACAACAACAACTTGCAGGTGGACAAATGTTAGGCCAACTAGGTGCACAACAGCAAGCTATGAGTCTTGCAGATATTAATGCACAAATGCAAGCAGGTGCAGTACAAAGAGGTATTGCTCAAAGAGGATTAGACGCTCAAAGAGCAACCGAATTACAAAGAGCATACGAACCTTATCAAAGAGTAGAGTTCATGAAAGGTATCATGACTAACTTGCCTACTACACAGAGTAGTATTACAGCAACCACGTCTCCCGGCTCTAACCCACTAGCACAAGCTGCAGGAGCTGGACTAGGCGCATACGCTACATATAACATGATGCAACCGAGGTAGTTATGGATAAAGTATTAACTCGTAAAATGTTTAAAGAAAGATATTTTAAATCTTTAAAACCCACAATAAAACATTATCAAACAGGTGGATTGAGCTCTCTTACTCCTAAAGAAAAAGCTATATATGCCGCAACTTTGGCGGGACCATTACTTCAAGCAAAAGGATCTGGAGTAGGTTCAGCTTTAGAAGCTTTAGGTAAAGGTGTTGAAAAATTACCAGCTACTATAATTGCGTTAGAGAAAGCCAAGCCTAAAAAAGCTGCACGTCTTATGACTACAGAAGAACTAAAAGCTGCAAAGTTGCCACCAGGAACTTCTGCTCAAATAGATGCAGAAGGTAAGATAAATGTTATTAGCAAGCCAAGTGCGGATGCATTGAAGAGTGCATTTGGAGCAAAACAAATTAAAGCTATTTTAGGGGATGTTGCAAAAAATTACATTGAATTAGACAAACCAGTTGGTCCTTTATCTTATAGACAAATAGCTCCTATTACAAATGTATTAGGTACAAAGGGCGCAAAAAAATATGCAATCTTAAAAGCAGACATTCAAAAAACTACTTCATTTTTAGGTAAAGCAATTTCTGGTGCAGCAGTATCAGAACAAGAAGCTGAAAGAATTAAAAGAATGATACCTCAACTTGGTGATACAGAAGTTACTTTTGAAGGTAAAATGGCAGCACTTAATAAATATTTAAATCAAACAATAGCTTTAGCAGAAGACCAAAATGCTACATTTGAAGACGCTATGAATATAATGGATAGATCTGGTGCAACAGAGACAATAACATTTGATTTAACACAAGATATTAAATTTAAAAGAGTAGGTGATACAATCGATCTTACAGGAGGATCCTAATGGCTGAGATAGTAGTATCTGGACAAAAATTTAAAATTGAAGGAGAACAACCTACTGCTAAAGAACAATTAGCTATAGATACTTTTTTAGGTGCTAGAAATTTCGAAGATGAAAAAACAGGATCATCTATATTAGATAATGACGAATTTTTAATCAAACCTGAGGATGTACTAACTGAAGCACAATTAGGTAAGTACAACAAAGATACAGAAAGTTTTTTATCATCACCTAGTTTTATGAGAATAGCAACAGAGGTTGGTTTATCTATTGCTGGTGGTATAGCAGGAGCCGCAGCCGCACCTTTTTCTGGTGGATCTTCCTTAGCATTAACTGCCGTATCCGCTGCAAGAATAGCTAGAATAGCGAGACCTCTTTTAAATATAAGTGCTAACACAGTTGGTAAAATAGGAAGAGGAACATTAGGAGCTGCAGTTGGAGGTGGTACTGGAGCTGCCGTAGCACAAGCATTTGATCCAAAAGAAAGTATTGTAAGGGAAGTAGCAAGAGGTTCTCTTCAAGGTGGTTTTGGTGAAGTATTAGGTTTTGGTATGGCAGGTGGTTTAGCAAAACTTTATAACAAAGTTGCAACCGGTAGTGTTAATACAATGAGAACTGCAAAAGCAGCAACAAAAGTTTTAGATAGACAAAAAAATTTTTATTCAGCTCTTGGTAAAATAAGATCTGGGCAATTGACAAGTAAAGGTATTGATGAATTAATAGAAGCAAACCCAGGTTTATCGGCAGATCAAATAGCTACACTAAGAGACCCTAAGAAAGCACTAGAAGTATTAGCAAAGCAAGAACAAAAACTTGGTGGAGATTTTTTAGCACAAGTAGAAGCAGGTAGTATTACTCCTGCCATGTTAACTGAAAATGCAGTTATAGATCAATTACAATCTATAGCAGAGGCTTCTTTATTTGGAGCAGGAAGAATGAGAGCTGCATCTGGTGGAGCACGTGTAGGATTGGTTGCAGGCATTAACGATCTTGTAGAAAATGCAGTAAGAGGTGTGGATGCAGAAGTTTTAGATCCACAAGCTTTTGGTGTTATGATGCAACAAAGTTTAGCTAGATCAGAAAAATTATATAATCAAACTTTATCAAATGGATATTTAAAAGTAGCAAGTTTGATTGATGAATCTGGTGTAGTACCAATTAGAACTAATGGTTTAGGTAAAATTAAATTATGGAATCCACAACTTGGAAGATTAGAAGAAACCGACTCATTGGGAGTTTATTTATCAAAACAAATGAATGAGATGCAAACTAATCCATTTAAGGGTCAGTATGAAGAAGCAATTAAAATGATACAAGAAACAATGGCAGGCGTACCACCTAATGCTACTTTTGGTCAATTAGCAAATGCATATAAAAATATTGGTAGAACTGTTACTAAAACTGCCGAAGGTTCTAGAATGAGAGGAGAAATTTTAAGAAGAGTATCTGATTTAATGGAAAGAGCAGATCTCCCTAGTAATGTTAGAACTTTAAGAAATGATTTAACAGAACTTACCAAGATGGGAAGTAAATCGTTTAACCAAGGTATCTTTGCTGGTATATCTAAAAAACAAGTTGGACAAGAAAAAATATTTGACATGATTTTAAAAGCAAATCAAAAAAGTTATACAGATGATTTTTTAAAACAATTAGATGCTACAACTGCACAGGGTACAAGATTAATTCCTGTAGATGAAGCAAATAAAATAAAAGATGGAATAAGAGGACACTTCTTTAAAAGATTCTTAGATGATACTACAAGATTTGATAATCAGTATACTTATCTTGATGCTGCAAAAGCTAGAGACTTTGTGCAAAACAAATACGCAGGATTTATAAAAAATGGTGGTCTAATCACAAAAGAACAAGCTAAACTTATGGATGAATATGTAGAAGCATTAAAATATGCTGAAGGAAAAATATTTAGACCAGGTACTACCGGTAAAGGTAGAGGAACAATATTTATACAATTAAAAGAAGCTGGTGCTATTACGCAAATGACACAAGGATTATTTGCGTTTGGAGGAGCGACAGGAACTGTTGATTTAGGAACTGCGAGTGTTTTTGTATTGGGACCTGCAGCATTGGCTAGAATGTTTTCAAATCCAAAATTGATGAAACTTGTTACAGAAGGTGTTAAAGGAACTTCAACTAAAAACTTACAAGGTTATACACGATTTATGAATCAATTAGGTTCAGCTTTAGTTGGTAATAATATAGTTACCGAGGAACAAAACAATATGGTTCAAAACAACATTAAAGCTAACCAAGAACAATTAAAAGCTATTTTTAATGGTGATTTAAAAAGTGTTAACATAATACCTAATGAAGCTGAAAATCCTGCTAATGCCGATGTAATACCAATAGATACTAATCAAGTACCACAAGCAGCTTCTGCTAATAACAATAGAACAACTGCAAATATACCATTACCAAATGTAACACCATCAAACTTACCAATGGGTGGACAACAATCAAACACAGAACTAGCACAGGCCTTAAACCTTTTTAATAAGGGAGGGATAGTCAGTGCCAAGAAAAGCTTCTAACAAAGATATACTTGCTCATCAAAGAATGGATGATCACGAGAAGTTATGTAGAATTATGCAAGAGAATACTAATAAACAAATTAAAGAATTACATTCAGATATACATAGAATTGAAAAGATTCTGATATCTTCTACTGCTTTTTTAATGACATCCATGATAGGAATAATTGTTGCCCTTGTATTTAAAATAAACTAAAAGACCTTGTGCGTCTTGTTAGAGAAAATAATTCATTTTATATTACCGACTTAAAACTCGAAAAGAAATATGAGTATGCTAAGTACACTCGAGACAATGACCTCGGCTCACGGCACTATAACGTTGGAGATATAAAGATACCGTCAGTCACAACTATATTATCAGCTACACAATCAGAAGATAAGAAAGCAGGATTAGATGCATGGCGTGAAAGAGTAGGATACCAGGAAGCGCAACGTATAACTAATCAAGCTGCAACTCGGGGAACTGAGATGCACTATGTATTAGAGAATTATATTGACGGTAAAGGTTACATTAATCTGTCACCAGAGGGTGCCTTACCACGACTCATGGCTCACGAAATTGTAGAGAACTTAGGTAAATTAAAAGAAGTATGGGGTAATGAAGTTAGCCTTGCATATGAAGATAGATGGGCAGGTGCAACAGATGTAGTTGGTCTATATGATGATCAACCTACAATCATTGACTTCAAACAATCAAACAAATTAAAAAGAGAAGAATATGTTGAAGACTATTATTATCAGATAGCAGCATACTCGCTAGCACATAAGAAACAATATGGTCCTATAACACAAGGACTTATCTGTGTTTGTACTAAAGATAAAATTTATCAAGAGTTTAAAATGGATCAAGAAAAATTAGATGAGTATGAAGCTAAATGGTTAGAGAGAGTTGATAACTACCATAAGACTAAAGCCATTTCTGAACCTGTTCTCCAAGAGTCTTAGCAGATAATTCAATTTTGTTTTCAAGATTGTGTAATACCATTTGATCAATAGTGTCTCTAGCAATTATATCAATGTAAGTTACTTGAGACTTCTGTCCTATTCTATGAGCCCTGTCTTCACTTTGTTGTCTTACTTCAAGATTATATGAATTACTAAAATAGATAACATACTTAGCAGCAGTCAGTGTAAGACCATAACCACCTACTGTTGGGTTACCTACTAAAAATCTACACTCTTCTTTATTTTGAAATTTTTCTACTGCTTGATTACGAACATCAACAGAATCTTTACCATAGATAGATACTACTGAGTCTACACCATAAGTCTCGGCTAATTTCTTTTTAATACCTTCAATGTTATGTACATAGTTTGCCCAGATAATACATTTATCTTCTGTCTCTCCAATAATATTCATTAGCTCTGTTAGCTTTGCATTACTTTTAAAATCAACAATGTCACCTTCATTTGTTTTAACAAAACCATTGGATACTTGTTGAAGTTTAAGTAGTTCAGTAAGTTTATTATTGTAAGATACTTCTGCATCTCTAAGTACCATTAGTGCAGATTCTTTCAATTGCTCATAAGCTTTTCTTTGTTCATCCGGTAGATCTACATATCTTTGTACATACATTTTTTCTGGTAGATCAAGACAATCTTTTTTTCTTACTCTGTATGAAAAGTTTTTTAATTTATATTCTAATTCTTCTAAGTTCACATAATACTTAGGTATCTGTATATTATATCCACCACGTTCTATACTAAACATAACTGCATACTTAGCTTTGAATACAGTAAAATTATCATACCCTAATAACTTCTTATCTAAGAATGCACATTGTGAAAATAAATCTAATGGTGATTTAGTTATAGGTGAACCTGTAAGAATTCTTTTGTATCTAGCAAGTTGTCCTAATTTAATTATAGCTTTAGTTCTTGATGCTCTTAAATTTTTAATAGAAGTACTTTCATCTAATATAATCATACTTCTCATACCATG